TGTATCTTCTTCTCTTTGACGCTATCATCAATCTCTTGGTCACAAGTTGGACATTGACAGTTATCATGGAAAAATTCGACACGTTTGTTTCCTTTCTTGATTTTCTCTTTGAGTTTCTTTAGCAACTCATCAACTTTGGTTGACTTCTTTTCAACAGAAGTTTTGTCTGCAATCTCATCAAGTAGAGTTTGAATTTCATTATTGAGTCTATCAACACTTTCTTGTTTATTTTTGATTGCTTCCTTCTCTTGATCAATCATCCAAGTGTATTCTTCAATCTGATGCTGAATGTCTTCTTGTAGTTGCTGAATGTACTTCTTTTGTACATCAATTTTATTTTCTACCAATTCTATTTGGTAGGCAATCTCAGTAGACTCGTTTTTATTTTCCGCAATCTTATCTTTCAGTAACAAGTTCATGTTAGAAAAGATTTGAATATCAAGTAAGTCTTCAATAACTTCTCGGCGATCACGAGCAGATAACTGCATAAATGGAGTAAAAGACGCTGAACCCAAAACAACGATCTGAGTGAAGGATTTGTAGTTTAGTTTGAGGATTGTTTCTTCAAGGATAACTTGATAATCTTTTGCCGCACCAGTTTGATCAAGCATCTTGTTATCTTTATAAATCTCAAACTTTGCAGGTTTGATACCACGAACTACTTTATAGTCATGACCACCAGTTCTAAACTCAACTTCAACAGTTAGATCTTTTTGATTGATGGTGTTCATCAATTGGGGTTTTTTGATGCTACGAAATGGTTTATTGAACAACGCAAAACACAGAGCATCAAGCACTGTTGATTTACCAGCACCGTTTTCTCCTACTATAACGGTTGATGGTGAGCGATCAAATTGTATTTCAGTAAAGACGTTGCCAGTAGATAAGAAATTTTTCCAGCGCAATTTTTCAAAGTGAAGAATAACCAATTCCTCCAAGTTGTATCATAAATTTGTTTAGTGCGCATAGTCAGCGCAGAAAATTTTATCTTTTTTTGTTTCTTGCTAAATTAGTTTTCCACGGGAGCATTCTCAAATTTTCCTTTTTAGACAAAACTTCTGGGGGGATGTTATTGTCGAAACCAAATCTAACTTCAATGATGTGATCAAGTTGATATCCACCATCTACACCAGCAAGAGTTCTATCATAACCTTTTGGGTTTATTTCGTCAATATATTCTTCATATGTTTTGTTTGAAAGTTTATGTACCCTATTCCTGTATTTCACAAACTCTGGCGTTTCTGGATTACTTTTTGTTTTTCGATATGATTCTGTTTGCATATATGAGCGATCAACTTGACTCAATTTTTTTCTATAATCTGGGTCGCTATTCATGCAATCACGAGAACAATACTTGTATGTTTCTTGTTTTTTCTTTGGAACATATTTTTCAGTTCCACAAACTTTGCATGGAATCATTTTTCCATTTTTGTTTGTTTCTTTTGAAATACCTTTTTTGCTTCCCAATGGAACCTGCACACCAAGTTTTCTTCTCCATCTAGAAATCGTAACAGGATGTGCGCCCAAAATATCAGACAAACCAGCATTTGAGTTTGCAGGATCAAATAAAAGTTGTAATTGTTCTTCAGATAAATGCTTCATGCATCTATTTATAATAATCTGTTCTCCCAACGCAACTTTTCAAAGTGTAGCATTACGATTCAATCCATGGTTCAAGAGTTGATGTTCTTTCTTCAACTAGAAGTTGCATTTCATTTTCTTTAATACAACACATTTCTTCAAATGTGTCACATTCACATTCCTCAAATGTTGTTATTCTATTTGTAGTCGGATTATACTTAATACTTATTTGACCTTCTTTATTCGTTGCATGAACTTTAACATGCGGCAACCAAACCTTTTTTGGGATAGCATAAAATATAACATCTTGAATTTGTTTTACATAAAAAACACAACGTAATAAACCATCTTTAGGAACACCTGCTGAAGAACCAACCCGACTTATTCCCCCAGATTTACCATTTATAGTTCCTGTTTTACAATCACTACCATCTATAAAATCACAATGGTGCCCATTCGTTCTTTTTATTTTACCAACATGTTCTATTGTCTCTTCAACTAACGACTCAACATCATACCATTCTGGATTAGAATTTTCATTATATGATAAATGAAAAGTTGGATGATAAGGAAGAATTACCTTATCGATTAAAACAGACCTTTTAGACATATCACAACCCCAAACTAATCGCCTCGTTATATAATGAACGCATCAAAGTGTCAAGTTTCTTCTTTGGTATAGTTTCTGGCATTTGGTCGATATACTTGCTCATGATACTTACTGTATCTTCTGCTTCATCAACCAAATCTTCATCTGAATCTAGTTGTAGATTTAGATTATCATCTACAACTTGAATGTTAATTGGATTTGACTTAACCAACTTGTCCATGAACAAATCAAACCAATATGGATTGTCGCAATTCTGTCGGATTACTTTGACGTAGGTATCAGCGTACACAGAGAAGTCAAAGTCTAAAATTTCTTCAATAGTTTTATTATCGTCAGAATAAAATACTTTATGGAACATAGAGTAAGGATTACGAACAAACTCAAGTTCACGTGTATCAGTATCAAATATATGGAAACCTTTGGGATCTTGGTAGTCAATCCAAGTCAATTCATATGGACATCCCAAGTATTGAACATTGCCTATTTTGTTTTTGTGGTGGAAATGACCAGAAAACACTTGATCAAACTTCTTAAATTTGTCAACTGACATACCATGTTCGTTTACATTACTACGATCCATAAATGCACCCTGCACTTCTAAGTGTGCCATCATAATTTGCGCAGGAGTTTCCTCCATTGCTTTTATGGCATCAGGATAATTTGCATGATTGATCCATGGCATAATGAGAATGTCAGTATCATCAAAAGTGCAAGTTGCAGGTTCAGAATAATATTTAATATCGCTATCACGGAACAACTCCATCATTGAGTTTATTTCATTGGTGTTCTTATAGGGAACATCGTGATTACCAATGATTACATGTAAATCGACGTTGTATTCATTACACTTGTCGATAAACATATCTTTCATCCGTCTAAGAGTAACATAAGATATATACTTGCGGCGATCAACGATATCCCCCAAGTGAATAATAGTTCCAATATTATTCTTTTTGAGGAAGGGGAAGAATTCCTTTTCATAAAATTTCTCGAAGTAGTCTAGAAAAGCAACATTATCATTCCGTGCACCAAAGTGGGTGTCCGTTATCAACGCAATTTTCATTAGGCATCCTCATGCAGAACCTTACGTTTTTTCTTCTTACGTTTGGTATTCTCAAAGTTTTCAATAAAGTTTGACATATATTCTTCAGACCATTCACTACCTTTGATGTTGTCATTGTAGTCTGTGCCCTGATCATGTTCTTGAACATCAGAAGTGCCAATAAACATATTTGCATTTTCAGTTGCTTTATATTTGGTGTAAAGATATTTCTTTTCCTTTTGAATACGGCGAAGGAAAGCATAGTAAATAATTTGCGTAAAGTATGCAAATGGATTATTTGATTTATCTGGATTGAAGTTGTCGATATATTGTAGACAGTTTTCAATACCATCACAAATCATTTCTTCACGAAATGTATAGTTTACAAAGTTTGGTTTGTATGATAAATGATAAGCAATCTTCATAATACAATCCGCAATATATGTTGGAACAACTGGACGAGGTTCATCCATGTTTTCTGCATCCTGAACAGAATCACGATATTCAATCATCGCTGCTAAGAAGTCTTTGTTATTCACATAGTGCGGATTCTTTTTCTTGTTTGCCATAATTAATGTACCACTTTCATTTCAGTATTTGCTGCTGCTTTTATTTGTTTCAGCATCTCAGCATATTTTTCAATAGTTTCTTCTTCTTCCTGCTCATACTTTTCAGGATAAAGGTATTGATCAACCACATCAACATAAAACTCTTTCACTTGGATAGATGCGTCAGAAACTGCTATAACATGCATCGTACTTATGTCTATTATATTCTCATCTTCAATTAAAGGCAACCATTGATATCCAACCATGGATGCTTTTTGTGCGGTAGAAACACCTTTGATTCCAATTTCTATCGGATTCAAAACTGTTATTAGTCTTTCAGTGATACCAAGTACATCTGCAAGAATGGTTTCACCGTTTGTAAGTTTTAAAAACTGTATCATCAACTCTCCAAGTTTATTTTGTATATTCTATACTCAAACTCCTCATCATTATATTGCTTTATGCGAACAGCAAAGTGTTTGAGTGTATGATTATTCCAGGACTTCCACATTAGATCGTCTGCTATATCATACAGTGTAGCAGATTCTTTAGTTTCGCTCTTTCTTAGACCCCGACCAATAGACTGTAGATTCCGTACCCGAGACTTAGAAGGACTAGCAAATATAATGTTGTGAAGATTGCGTATGTTGACCCCAGTAGAGAACGTCCCGTACGAGGCGATAATAATTGCACTCCGCTCTCCTTCAGTAATTCTTCGAACTTCTTCTCGTTGATCAGCATCTACGCCTCCATGCACAAAAAATATATGTCTGTCATCTTCTACTTCATCTTTTATCTTATTATACAACAAAGCACCATGTTTTTCAACCATTTGGAATAAAACAAGAGTGTTTCCTGTCCTAGTCAAAGCAAGGTTTTTTATAAAGTTATTTCGTTTCTCATTGCCTATCAAGAATTTTATTTCATCTTGATAAGTTGATTTGTTCATTTCTTTTCTTGTTTGTTCACTATACTTCAACACTAAGCATTTGATTCTAAAGTCAGCAAGTGTGCCTTCCTCAATCAATTCTTTGGTTTGTATAACTCTCATTACTGGACCAAACAAACCTTCAAGCACCAACTTGTTAGTCAATGAATCATCTAGTGTACCAGTAAAACCAAAACGATACTTACAGTTAGGCAACTTCTCCATAATCTTGGTGAGAGAGTTTGCTTTGAATAGATGTGCTTCGTCACCAATTATAATATCGAACTGATCAAAATATGTTTTAGGTAGTTTGTAGATTGATTGCCATGTAGAGATATAAACTTTCGCATCTGGGTTATTTTTTTCTTGACCAGACATGATGAGATGAGTATAATCAATCTGTCGCCCATGATAAAGAGAGAAATCAGAATTCATTTGAGACACCAGTGATGTTGTAGGAACAATCACCAATGCTTTCTTTACGAGGTTGCTGGCAAAGTAATACTTCAACAGCGAATAAATTATGAAGGACTTTCCACTCGCCGTAGGCGAGAGAATTAAGGCACGATTGTTACGAATAGCATGAGCAACAGCACGTGTTTGATAATCTCTTGGTTTGAAATCTTTCTCTTCAAGAAACTTCTCTAGTTTATTTAGGGGAATATCTTCGGTTACTTCGAGGTCGTCATGTATAATGACTTCATATTCTCTCTCTTCCGCAAACCTTTTTATATGTTCAATCAATCCAACATATATTTGCATGGTGTTTACATTAAAGAGTTTTATTATTCCATCCCAATATTTGTTTCGGACGGAGGGCATAAACTTAGCACCTGGGACTTCAAACGAAAAATAGTCTGAGAGTTCCCTAGCAGTCCCTCTCTCGCATTTCACCTTTAAATGAACTTCATCTTTTTTATATACTTCTATTGTATCCATCTTTCTTTTCACACCATCTGTTTATAGTGGCATAACAAACATTATAATATTTAGCAGCAGCACCGATGCTGTCAAATACACCATCTGGTGTGACAACAGATTGTTTTCTAGACTCAGAAATCTTTTTACGAACATCAGGTCTACATGCAGGATTATCTTTCCCCACAATACCCGATTTACCTTTATTTGCTTTGCTTATTTTTCTTTTGGTTTCTTCTGAATGAGATGTATTTCTGCGTTGTTTGCTGAACACTTTTTGTTTTTTGGAGTCATTGAAAACGCATCTAGATCTTCCTCTAGTCCAACCTTCTGGGATATCTTCATCCTGAAAAATATAGTCATCAATCTTTCCGTTGGTTATCCACATCTTACCAGTTGTTGTTGCACCACCACCAGAAAAACCACGCTCTGATGTTTCGAAACCTTCTTGCAGTTCTTCGTTTGTTATGTTATGGTGATATACACCCAAGATATCAGATAGATTTTTAGATATGCTATAAATATCAGTAGACATGATACGACTCCGCTAAGTTGTATTGTGTTAGGAGAAGGGAATGTTGGCGCATTCCCTTCTCTGTATTTATAATATACACCATTTATCCCATTGTGAATCTCATCCAGTCTAGTGCATTCTTAATTTGGAATCCACGACTTTCAAGACTCTTGATTATCTTCTCAACATAATCTACCTTCTCTTGTTGCATAGCAACTTTCAAAGTGGTTTCAATATATAGGTCGTCTGACTCAATGTATACATCCACTTCGTTCTTCAGTAGTTTTTTATAAAATTGATCTCTACCCAACTCAGCAAGTTCATCCCTGTCAAGTTCTCCTAGATAATACTCAAGAAGAGTTTTCTTTACACGGTTTTTCTCTGCCTTTAGTTTGAACAATGTGACACGTTCACCCATAAAGATCTTGAGATACTTGTTATGAATTTTTGGGATCTTAGCACTCTCTGTACCAAGTTCGGTTTCATCAACCTTGGAATCTTTATCCCATTCTGAAACGATCTGTTCGATATTCAATTAACTTCTCCATAATATAAAGGGGGCAGATCTATTATACCAATCTACGAAACAGTAGACAACTCAAATTTTCTATATCTAAATGTTACGTCTGCTAACAAATACTGTACGTCAGTTTCTTCAACGGTAAAGTCTACACCTGAAATACTTGTAGGATATAGATCAATAAACTTCACATTGACATTTGGTTTATATTGATTGGTTGTAATAATCAATGATGCGTCTGAATAAACAGTTGCTCCAGGTTGATTAGAAGCACGTTGTCTAGTTGCTGACTGATCAAAGTTATCAGGATAACCAAGTGTAACCATCCAATCATAGATTTCTTGATAATTCTTCAGATCTTCATCAATACGAAAACGAACAGTGAAGTCACCATACTGCAACTTATCTCCAGGAACAGGCAATCGAACAAATGGGTTCTCAACTGTTTCAATTTGTCCCATAGTTACAGCAGGGATAGTTGCACTTGTACAGAAGTATGTTACATTAGGCAACTTTTGAATTGAGAATTGAAACCCAATAGGTGATAGAAAGTTCTTATTGTCAGGTGTTGTAGGCATAAAAGATCCTTCATGTTATATCATATATTTAGGAGTTATTGTATAACCCTTATGTTGCTTGAGAATACCCTTTGCAACTTTAGAAAGATTGCCTTGATCTAAATTATAATCTCTAGCAAACTGGTGCATGTTCTTTATCTCAAATGTGTTTCCTTGAGGGTCAGTTACAATATATTCTTGAGAGAGTTTTTCAGCAACTTTTTGTTTTTGAGAATCTGGTTGTGATCTTCCAGTCATACTTTTTGAAATATTCGATTTATGTTCTTCTGTAAATTTCATATCTTTCCAAGGACTCATTGCTCTTTTCAATATTTCTTCTTGTCCAATCATCCCTGATAATGCTTGATAAGCAAGTTTGTCTTGCCACCTTTTATATTTTTCATATAATAATCGGTGTGCTTCAGCATGTTCTTCAACTGTAAGTTCAACAAGGTTTGATGGATCATCTGTTCCACCTGCATGTTTGGGAATAATATGATGTTTATGTTTCATCTACTAACTCTATGTAGTTGGTGGGAAAAAAGAAGGGATCCGAAGATCCCTTCTAACGTCACTCTTAGTGGTGACTTTGTCTCATCACATGAGATTGGCAACTTTTACCAAACGGTAATACTTGTTGCCGTCGCCAGTACCAAGACGAGCAGCAATGCCGTTAGCGTCATCAGTTGCAAATGGGTTAGCAACCATGCCGTAACGAGTCTTGAAACCAATCTTAGGTTGGAAGGTATTCTCACCAACCGCACGAACCATCTGTAGTGGAACGTATGGGCAGTAGAACAAACCAGCGTCAAATGCAGAAGTGCCTTTGTAACCGATTGTGTAGTACTGGTTGCCAGTACCTGAGAAGTATGGATCAACATATACTTTGATGCGACCGTTCAATACACCAGCGAAGGTGTTACCAGTGTCATCAACGTTCAAGTTGTTGTTCAATGCTGGGGTGTAATCAAGAACACCTGCCATCTGAAGTGCAGAAGCAACGTCAGAAGAAGTGATCATGATGTTACCTTTACCACGACGAGTCGCTTTAGCGAGTGAGTTCGCATCACGCTCGATTTGGAACATCAAACCTTTGAACTTCTCAACAGACCAACGACCGTTTGAGTCAGTGTCTAAGTCGAAAGTACCAGAAGTGGTTACGTTACCTTGATCAGCACCTGCTACAGCAGAGTAGTTGATAGTACGAACAACTTCACGGTTGATTTCAGTCAAGATTTCTGAAGACAGAATGTTTGACAACTCTTGCTCAGCGTCCAAACCGTGAACTGCTTTCAAGTCTTGTGCCAATTCCATGCTGTATTCTGCTTTCAACGCACGAGAAACTGCAGTTACTGCAACCTTCTCGATTGAGAATGCCATTTCAGCGAATGCTGGTGAACCAGATGAACCTAGTGCTTCTGCTTCAGCAGTTGACATACCAGAGTGTACATTATATGCACCACCAGTAGAAGATGCTGAACGAGCGTTAGGATCAGTACCTGCCTGAGCACCAGTCGCAGATGCGTTAGCAGCGAAGGTGTTACC